CTTAATTACATCTACTTATATTACTACGGCTTCATTACCATTAAGATACGAGATAACTAATACAGGAGTAACAGCTAGTCCAAGTACATTAAAACAAGTTTGTTCTACTGCAATATCTGAAGGAGGTTATGAACTGAGGGGTGCACAACAAGCAGTTGGAACACCTATCACAACACCTAAAACATTTGCTGTAGCAGGAACTTATTACCCAATGGTAGGACTTAGACTTAAAACTACTGCATTAGATGCTATAGTTATAACTACAGCGGTATCTTTATTAGGAATTGGTAATGGTAAAAACTATGCATGGAGAATTGTGCAATCTGCTACAACAACAGGAGGATCTTGGGTTTCAGCAGGAACAGATTCATCTGTAGAATATAACCTTACAGGAACATCTGTTACTGGTGGTAGAATATTAGCGCAAGGATATGTAAATTCATCTAATCAAGGTTCTCCAAGTATCAATATATTAAAAGAAGCAATATTTGCTAGTCAGTTAGAAAGAAATACTTTTACAAGTACACCTCTTGAATTGGCTATTGAAATGGCTATTGATGCTACAGGAGGAACTTTAGGAGCATACGTTTCATTAGATTGGGAAGAAGTAAGCAGATAAAATATAAGCAATGAGTACAAGAATAGATATAAAACCAGCATCAGATCCACCTGTAGGAGCCACTCTATTGAAGACAGGTCAGACTACATCTTATCGTACTGGTGATGATGGAGATATAGAAGCTGGTAGAGCAACAAGTTTCTCAGTACTAGAAAAAAATAATCCATTTGGTAATACTAATAGATTTACTGATGAATTAGGAGGTCAAACGTACACTAATAATATAGTTATTGATTGGTCTACTTATAATGGTGCAACTGTCTTGGGTTGGTATAGAACACCTAGTGCTGTTAACGTAGTTTGGAATGCTGCTGTAGATGGGGGTTTAGCAATTTCAATTGTAGGCTTTACAACTGGTTGGAGACTTCCAAATGTTATGGAATTTTCTTCAATAATGAATTGGGGGTTGACATCACATTTAAACTATGCACCTTTTAATTTTGGTGGTTATGCTTTTCAAACAAGTACGACTTGGGGTTTTACAACTACAAATAACTGGACAATTAATTCAAGTGGAATTATTCAAATCAGTACAAAAACAAATGCTTCAGGAAGGTTTGTCGGAGTAAGAGACTTCACCGTAACAGGAACAACATTAACATAATATAATATGGCAACTTATAAATTTCCACAATTTAATACAGAAATTACTGATCCAACTGTAACAGTTACTACAGTTCATGATTCTATTCAAGAAAAAGTATGTAGTGCAGATGTAGTACTTTCTGTACCTGGAGCAAACTTTGGTGTAACATTTACAGGATACACATATACAACAGATTGGAATGACCAAGATATTATAGACTGGGTAAATAATGTGCAACTTCCTATGTATGAAGTCTAGATATTTTAAAAATATTTAGTATATTATATGTATATGTATTTAACTTTTTATAATAATGACAACTGACCCATCATCAACAATACTCCTATACGGAATAGGTGTAATTGTAGCAGTAATAGGATACTTCTTACGAGCTGCTCATATGGACCTCAAAAAAGTAATGGAGAATCAAGCTAAAGTATTAGAAGACCAAGGAAAACTAAAAGGAAAGATTGAGTTAGTTGAACAAGAATCAAGATTAAAATACCAAGCTCTTATGGAGCAAACACAGCTAGAGATAAAAAACTTAGCAAGAAATGTGAGTGATTTATCTACAGCAGTAAAAGAACTAATTATACACAGATGATGAATAGATATTATAGACCAACACCAGTTAAGTGGAGAAAGATTGGAGATGCTTTTTTAGCAGCCAGTGCCACTATAACTACATTTGCTATAGCTGAAGATGTACAATGGCTAGCATATGTTGCTTTGTTTACAGGTGTGGTAGGTAAGTTCTTAACTAACTTGTTTGTAAGAAAGTAAACAAGTATATTATAAATCAAAAATCAACAAAATGGCAAGGAAAAAAGTAAAAAATGTAGATGTAACTGTAGAAACAGCAAAAGCAAAAGTTACAGTAGTAAAGAAAGAAAAGCAAGTTAAAGTTGCAGTAGATACTCCTAATGTGGATGTAACATTTAACAAAGAAGATGACGACAACAAAGAGTTTGTATTAGATACTAAAAAACTTGATGTGACTGTAAAGAAAGATGGAGAAAATACTACAGTAGAAGTAAAGTCTGAAAAAGGGCTATTAAAGCATGTAGGTAAAGTTCTTTCTAAGATTATTCTTAAAAGATTTAATAAGTAATAATTAAAATTAAATATTATGATACTATCCGCTGAAGCTCAATCATTTGGTGCATTTGAAACACTAACACAATATGGAGCACTTGGAGTAGTGGTTCTTGGTTTAGGAGCTGTTTTATGGTTTATGCTAAAAAGACAAATAGCTTCAGAAGATAAATTAAAATCTAAAGTTGATTAATTACAAAAAGAACTCACTACTTATATTGCTTCAGATGCTCAAAAAACTACAGAGGCTTTGAACAATAATACAAAAGCCCTTGAGAAACTACAAGACATTATAATCTCTAAGCGATGAAAAACAAGCTTGTAATACTTGGACTTATAGCAATAATCATTGCTCTTATGCTTACTCAAATACTTAAGAGTGGTACAGAGCATGTTGATGTTATTGACACAGCACAAACTCTTCAATCTGATAATGAAAAATTAGTAGAAGAGAATGGAATACTAGAGTCAGATGTAAAACAGCTTGAACAAACTGTATCAACTGCAGAAGAGCAATTAGCACAAACACCAGTTGCTGAAACCATTGAGGTTATTAAAAAGGTAAGAATTTACATTCATGACACTATTGTTATTCATGATACAGTAGTTATTAAAGAGCAGAAGAACTTCTGGGGTAAGACTAAATCAGACACACTATGAAAAAATTTTTTAGAGAACTAGTTTCAGACAACAACTACATAAATGAGCAAACATTTGTAGGTGTAGTAGCTTTTTTTGCTATGGCATTTATTTTAATAGTGGATGTAATTACAGGAATCTGGGGTAAAGAATTAATCATTAAAGAGTTCATATTTGATGGATTTATGATAATTACTCTTGGTGCTTTTGGAATTACCACAGCTGGTAAAATATTTTCCCAAAAGAAAAAAGAAGAAGAAAAAGAAGAAGTAAATAATCAAGAAGAAATAGGATAATTATGATACTAAAAAAAGGAGACAATAATGATACTGTTAAGAAGATTCAAGCAGTATTAGGTGTAGAACAAGTAGGAAACTTTGGACCAAAGACAGAAGCTGCTGTTATTGAGTTTCAAAAGAAACACGGACTTACTCCAGATGGAGTTGTAGGACCTTCTACATTAGCTAAGATGGGTATTACATTAGATTCTGTACCTGCAGCCGCTAAACCTGCTGTAGCATCTAAATATACTAAAGAACAAATTGAGGCTGCAGTTAAAGCAAAAGGGTATAAGTGGTTTGAAGATAAAGACTTTGTACTAAACATAGTAGGTATCCGAAATGCTTCAACTGGTCAAAAGGTTACAAACTTATTTGATGATCATTTAACGCTTACCTATAAAGAAGGTGGTGTTTGGAAGTCTCATGTTTGGCCAGCTACTACAGATCCTGGAACTAAGGGTGTAATGCAGTATGGAAACAAAGCTGGTGTAGCTAGACTAGTAGAAGGACAGTACATCAACTCACACATCATGCGTTTACATGCAGGTAAGTATGAAGCACTAGGGCAAAACAAACCAGTTAAAGTATTCCGTGATCCAAATAAAGATATGGTATATGATGAGAAGTCAATGCAAGAAGGCTTGTTTGGAATTAACATTCACAAAGCTGGAGCAGATTCAACATTTGTAGAGAACTGGTCTGAAGGATGTCAAGTATTTAAGAAGTCTGCAGACTTTGAAGCATTTATGACTATATGCCGTAAAGCAAAAGCATTACATGGAAACAACTTTACATACACATTAATTGAGTCAAAAGATATTGTATGAAATTAAGAAACAACTGGAAAGCTAAAAATAAACAATGGGATAAACTAATGATAAGAGTTAGAATTAGTTCTCTAGATATATTTACTGTTGAGATTGATATCTCTAGAGAGTTCTATATGATAACTATATTGAATTTATGTATTAAAAATAGATAATATGAAAACTACACCAAACACTAAGAAAGGAAAAAGATTATACGAAATGGGAGTTATAGATGCATCATCTATTGTTACATACCCTACATCATCTATTACAATGCTTGATGGATACTTAGGTAAAAACTCTAAGCTAAACAATGTAAAGACTAAGAATAACAAGTAATTGTTTAACTAATCTACTCTATAGGCCTCTGTATCAGGGGTCTTTTTTTTGTAAATATTTTATGTTTAAATATTTTTAGATATATTTGTATATATTTAATTAAGTAATTATGTCAGAAAATGTAAACCAACAACAGGAACTGACTCAAGAACAAATTGTAGAGCTAAGAAGAAACACTTTAGCATTTTACAAGGACAGAATAGCTTTTATGAAAGTTCAACTTGAGTTTGAAAAACTTGATGCAGATATTGAAGAAGCCAAGTTAAGAGGATTAATAGCCAGATTAAAAATGGCTCAAATCACATCTCCTCCATCAGAAGAGGAAACAGATGAAGAAACACCAGAAAAAGAGAGTTAATCATGCCTAAAGCTAATTTAGTTGAAAAAAGAATTAGAATGAGTAAACGTGATATTATAAAGTATCAGTTAATTACTCATTCATTCATCAACTCAATATCATATAGTGAGGCAGAATTAGATTGTTTAACTCTATTAGGAGTTATGGGTGAGACTGATCTTTCATCTTTTTGTGATTATGTAGTTGATGAGAACATCTTTAAAGTATCTCAAACTGTTAGAAACTTTCTTACTAAAGCGGAGAAGATGAGTTTAATAGATAAGAATGGAACTAGTAGAAAAAAGATTAAACTTAAAGATGATCTAAAAGTGCAGACATCAGGTAATATTGTTTTAGATTATAAAATAGTTTACGTTGATACCCAAGAGTCATAAGATATTTATTAAGCCAACAGCAGACGAGCTATCATTACCTGAAGGACTGGTAGATGATGTTGTTGGCTTTTTCTATAGTGATGTAAGAAAGTCACTAAATGATTTAAAGTCATTGAATATTAAGATTGACAACCTAGGTACTTTTAAGATTAAACTAAAAGAACTTGAAAAACTTAAGAGTAAATTAGAAGGTCATTTAAAAGCTCTTGAAGAACCTGAAACTTTCAACCAAATGAAAGTTAAAAAAGAAGTTGGAATAAGGTATGAAAAAGTAAAGAAAGTATATAACCTTATTGAATCTGAAAAAGAAAGAAAACAAGAACATAAAAAAACCAAACATGAAAAGAATAAAAGAAATCTGGAAGAATAGAAAATTAATTTGGCAAGGCGTTATGAATACTATCTTTAGAAAGAGATATGTAGAAAAGATAGCAGCAGAAAGATTAGAAATATGTAATACATGTGAGTTCCTAGATGTAGAGGGAAGTGACTGTGCTGTTACAGGTACTCAACCTTGTTGTGCAAATTGTGGATGCTCTCTTAAGTTTAAAACAAGATCACTAGCATCAGAATGTCCTATAGGTAAATGGGATGCAGTAGAACCTGAAGAAGATGAGGAAGAAGTAGAAGAGTTTGATTTAGAAACTATGGATGACTATGAAAAGATTGCTTTTGTAATTGAAGTATTAGAGTCTTGTGAAATCAATTTATCTACAGTAATTAAGAAGCTTAAAACTTATGTAAAAGATGAATAAATAATATATACTATGGCAATTCAATTCACCGCAGCAGATCACAAATATTCAAGTCTAGATAGCTCAGAACCAATAGAATGGATAAGTGTAACAAGTCTAATAGGATTATTTAAGAAACCATTTGACAAAGAAACACAAGCAACAAAGTCTTCTAAAAACAAGAAATCTAAGTGGTATGGTTTAGAACCACAACAGATACTTGATATATGGGAGAAAAACAATAACCTAGCACTTGATCTAGGAACGTGGTATCATAATCAAAGAGAAGCAGATTTACTTTCATGTGATACAATAGGTAGGTTTGGTATTGACTTATCTATCTTTAAACCTATTGAACAAGATGGAATTAAAATAGCTCCAGATCAAAACTTAGTTGAAGGTATCTACCCTGAGCACATGGTCTATCTAAAGTCTGCAGGTATATGTGGGCAAGCAGATAGAATAGAAGTAATAAGAAATACTGTAAATGTGCATGACTATAAGACCAATAAAGAAATACGCCAAGAATCTTATAGAAACTGGAATGGGGAATCTGAGAAGATGTTAGGACCTTTGAGTCACTTAGATGACTGTAACTATGTACATTATGCATTACAGTTGTCTATATACATGTATATCATATTAAAGCATAATCCTAACCTAGTTCCAGGAGATATCATCTTAGAACATATTGTATTTAAAAAAGAGTCAGAAGACATATATGGTAATCCAATATATTTAAAAGACTCTGATGGTAATCCAGTTGTTGAAAAAGTTGTAACTTACGAGTTACCATATCTAAAGAAAGAAGTAACTTATATTATAAAGCATCTACAGGATAATCCAGAGATGAGAAACAAAAAGAAATAGTATGACAATAAAACTATTTGAAGTAGAGAATGGTGTTGTTAAAGCTACAGAGCATTGTTATACAATTAAGTGGCTTAATGACATCATGATAAACTATCCTGATAACTATCTTAAGGTATATGGGTACATATTCTACATGACGTGTCCTAATCCTGAAATGAATCCTTTCTTTAATGTTCCTGAAGATGACAAAGAAGACTTAGTCCTTGAGGCAGTGAATCTGGATATACCAGTAAACTCTGATTTAATATTATTAGCTATTAGAAAATGTACTGAGTTATATACTACACCTACATTGAGAGCGTATAGTGGTATATCTAAGATGCTTGATAAATTAAGTTATTATATGGAGACAGCTCCTATTACAGCAGGTAGGGATGGTAACATAAATTCATTACTTGCTGCAGCTAAAAACTTTCAGGCTATTAGAGAATCATTTAAAGGAGTTCTTAAAGACTTAGAAGCTGAACAAAGTAAAACATCTGTAAGAGGAGGTCAAAACTTAGGATATGATCAGTTATAGTGAACCAGAATATGAAATACCTACATGGGATAGTGGAGAGTGGACGGTAAGTACATTTGACACTAAACAGGACTTCATTGATTTCTTAACTCCTTTGTTTAAAGAACCAGGACAGTATGAGTTTGATGAAACATCATTCATGTTTAATGAGCAGGCTAGGTTATTTAAAGATAACGGTGAAGTATACTGTACACACCAGTATATGACAAAAGACTTTATTAACTATTGGAATGATCAAAAAAATAAATGCAGAACAGGGGTTATATATAAGAATAACGGTAAGACTTGGTACTTACCTAGAGATTATTACATGTGGCTTAACTTTCTTCCAATCTTTGACAAGGAAAAAAAGAACTTTGACTTTGCTTCTGTACGTGATGCACAGTACCACATGGCATTATATGAGTGTCTAGCAGAGCTTAATCATAAACACTGTAGTATTCTTAAGAAGCGTCAGATAGCTTCTTCATACTACCACATGGGTAAGTTTATAAACCAAATATGGTTTGAACCAGGGGTCATTCTTAAACTAGGCGCATCTCTTAAAGACTATATTGGACTAGAAGGGTCTTGGAAGTTCTTAGATGAGTATCGTGCATTTCTTAACTCTAAGACTGCATGGTATAGACCTATGAATCCAGGTAAGGTACTTACTTGGCAGCAAAAGATTGAAGTAACAGAGAACGGTAGAAAACAGGAGAAAGGTCTCAAGGGAATGTTACAAGGTATGTCCTTTGAGCAATCAGATACAAAAGGTGTAGGGGGTCCTTGTTCTTACTTCTTCTATGAAGAGGCAGGTATCGCTCCTACAATGAATAAAACCTTTGAGTACCTAAGACCAGCTATGCAATCTGGAGAGATTACTACAGGTCTTTTTATATGTGCAGGATCTGTAGGTGATTTGTCTCAATGTAAACCTCTTGAAGACTTTACCATGCATCCAGATGCTAATGGTATGTATGGAGTTGAAACTGACTTAATAGATGATACAGGAGTAAAAGGACGCACATCATTATTTATACCTGAGCATTGGTCAATGCCACCTTATATGGATGAGTATGGTAACTCATTAATCAAAGAAGCACTAAAAGCTATTCACACTATACGTGAGGAATGGAAGAAGAACCTTTCTCCTGAAATATACAGACTACGTATATCACAGCATCCTATAAATATTAAAGAAGCATTTGCTTTTCGTGATGACTCTATCTTTCCTCTTTTACTTGTTGCAGCACAAAAGAAACGTGTAGAAGATAAAGAGTTTCCTTATGAACATTTAGAACTAGAAAGATCTATTACTGGAGCTATCAATGCAAAGATGTCACGCAGAGTTCCTATAATGGAATTTCCTGTAGATAAGAAGCGTGAGGACAAAAGAGGTGTACTTGTAGTATATGAGAGACCAATTGATAATGCAAAGTGGGGAACCTATTATGCATCTATTGACCCCGTAGGTGAAGGTAAAACAACTACATCAGAATCTCTATGTTCTATTTATGTATACAAGACTCCTACAGAAGTTACTAGAATAACAGATAAGGGAGTTGAGAATCTAGCAGAAGGAGATAAGATAGTTGCATCATGGTGTGGGCGTTATGATGATATATCTAAAACACATGAACAATTAGAACTTATCATAGAATGGTACAATGCATGGACTATAGTGGAGAATAACGTCTCCTTATTTATTCAATACATGATAGAGAAGAGAAAGCAAAAGTATCTTGTACCTAAAAATCAGATAGTATTCTTAAAAGACTTAGGAGCTAACAAAACTGTTTACTCAGATTATGGCTGGAAGAATACAGGAACTATATTTAAAACACACTTATTAAGCTATCTAATAGGCTGGCTTAGTGAAGAAGTAGATCAAGAAACAGACACTGATGGTACTGTACTTTCTGTAACATATGGTATAGAAAGAATAACAGACTACATGGCACTTGTAGAAATGGAACAGTATAGACCAGGTGTCAACGTGGATAGATTAGTATCACTAGCTGCCTTGATTGCTTTTGCTAAAGTGCAGCAATCTAATAGAGGATTTACTAAACGTGTTGATGATGTGAGGACTAAAAACTTGCAAAAGTCAGAAAATTTATATAAATTAAATAATAGCCCCTTCAGGCATATGGGTAAGGCACGAGGGAGTAGTACACAAAACAGATTACCTAGGATACCATATAGAAGATTAAAATAGATGGAAATTTTAAATGCACTTCAATTAAAAAAGGGTAAAAGAGCTGAATATAATCGTTTAGGTAATATTACTCAACCCTTACAGTTTTTACCAGCTAAAGAGAAAGACGATGATTGGACAGCATGGAATATGGACTGGTTAGAGTGGCAAGGACTCAAGCATATCCGTAGAAATGCTAGAAGATTAATGAAGAACTATAAGCTGGCTAAAGGTATTATAGATAAAACAGATTATCTTATTGAAGAAGATAATGAGTATAGAGATATTGTTGATACACTAGCTAGAGAAGATTTAGGTGCAATGGAACTTAAGTTCTATCCTATTGTACCTAGTGTAATTAAAGTACTTACTGCTGAGTTTGCTAAAAGAAACACACGAGTAAGCTTTAGAGCTGTTGATGAGTATACCTACAATGAGATCATGGAATCCAAAAGAGCAGACATTGAAGACGCTCTTGTAAAAATGGCTGAGCAGAAGATGGCTATGAAGATGATTGAGATGGGTGCTGATCCTAATGATCCAGAGGTTAAAGAAAAGATGTCTCCTGAGAGTATTAAATCACTTCCTGAAATACAGCAGTTCTACTCTAAGAGTTATGTTAGTATGGCAGAACAGTGGGCTTCTAAGCAGCATCTAGTTGATGAAGAAAGATTCATGATGGATGAGTTAGAAGAAAGAGCTTTTGAAGATGTACTTATTACAGATAGAGAGTTCTGGCATTTTAAAATGTATGAGGATGACTATGATCTTGAATTATGGAATCCCGTACTTACTTTTTATCACAAGTCACCAGATGTAAGATACATATCTCAAGGTAACTGGGTAGGTAAAATAGAGATGTTAACAGCATCTGATATCATAGATAAGTATGGTTGGGTAATGTCACAAGAGCAACTAGAATCTATTGAGGCTATTTATCCTGTTAGATCTGCGGGTTATCCTATACAAGGATATCAGAATGATGGTACATATTATGATGCTACAAGATCCCATGACTGGAACGTAAACAGACCATCATTAGAATATAGACAGTTTACTTCTATGTATGACAACTTTGTATACAATGGAGGTGATATCATTAACTGGATCATGGGTGAGTCTGAAG